CCTGTAGGAGTAGACTTCTCTAGAGGTAATGCTTCTAACTGGGAATCTCCAGGATTAGTAAGAAATAAACTTACAACTGTAAGAAAGTCTTACCACATGTCTGGAAATGCTAAGGATTATGTAGCAGAATTTTCTTTACCAACTAAAGGAGGATCTACTACTAAACTTTGGATGGACTATGAAGAGTACTTACATATGCTTGACTTTAAAGAAGAGTGTGAAATGTACTACTGGTATGGTCAAAAAACTTACGATGCAAACGGTCAAACTTACATGAAAGATGAGAATGGACAGCCTGTAATCGTTGGTCCTGGTCTATTAGAGCAAATTGTTAATACTGACACTTACTCTACTATGACTGAAGGTAAATTAAAGAACATCATTGGAGATTTATTCTACGGAATGACTGATGCTTCTGTGAAGCAAGTAACTTTATATACAGGTACTGGTGGAGCAAGAGAATTTGATGAGGCTTTAAAATCACACTTTTCAGGTGCATCTTGGAAAGTGGGTGGAGAAAACAGATTTATCACAGGTTCAGGACGTAACCTAGGATTAACTGGATACTTCACTTCCTATGAGCACGTGGACGGACACACAATCAATGTGGTAAAATTACCATTATTTGATCATGGTGCCGTGGCGCAAGCTCGTGCAAAACACCCTACAACAGGATATTCTTTAGAATCATACAGAATGGTATTTGTTGATCAATCAAATTATGATGGACAAAATAACCTTCAAATGATTTCTAAAAAAGGTCGTGAAGCATTAAGATGGTGTGTAGCTGGATCTGTAGTCCCTAGAGGATTTGATTCAACTTCATCTAGAGCTTCTGATGTAGATGGTGCTTCGGTACATATGTTAAAGACAGCTGGTATTGCTCTTAAGAGATTTGATACTTCGCTTGATATTACTTGTGTAGCGTCATAACTATAGGCATTAATTTGCGTCTATATATTGGTTTTTGATTAAGGTTGTGGGGGAGCAATCCCCCATAGCTTTGATCTTTAATCTAACTCCGTTAGGAGAGTTATTCTTTAGATCCTAACAAAACTTAACCCTTAAAAAAAGAACTGAAATTATGAGTAAAAAAGTAACAATTAGACAAAAGGAACTATTAAACCATTTGCCTAAAGCGGTAAGAGCTGAAGCCGTTATGAAAATCAGCAGCGTTTATGTAAATAGACAACCCTTAAAAGGATTCAACCCTGAAGAAGAAAAAAAGTATATGCAAGGAATATTAGATGTTAGTCCAGATCATAATGATTGGCCTAAACATTCTAAACAATTCTGGGCAGAACTTACAATACCTGTAGGTTTTACTGGGGTAGAATTAGAAGTAGGTATGGATGATGATGACAATCCTATTAGTATAATGGATTATATTAAATATAGATTTGCATTAAAACATCCTCATGTAGCTATGACTAAAGAAGAAATGGATTCAACTTTTAGCAAAAGATTTTATATTCAAGACCTTACACGAGTTGATAAAGTTAAGAACAATGAAATTCAAGTTAAAAAAGATGCGGATAAAGAATTTATTAAAATTTCATCTAATGAGAAATCTATGAAGAGAGTATTAAGATTAATGTCTAATACTAATCCTGATAGAATGACATTAGAACAAATAGAAAATTCTTTATATGAACTTAAGAACTCAAGTCCAAAAAAATTCGTTAGAATTGCTACAGATAAGAATTTAGAATTAAAGTCTGAAATTGAAGAAATGGTATCAGCTGGAGTTCTAAGAAAGATAGGAAATCAAGTTATTTTTATTGATGAAGTACTTGGAGATACAACAGATGATGCAGTTGTATTTTTAAAAGATAAAAAGAACTCTGGTAAATTAACAACATTAAGAGCAAAACTTAAAGAATTATCGTTAGTATAATATGAATGTAACGGAAATGCATTTAGCAATACAGCAAGGAGTGGATAAAATAAATTCACTCCAAGCTGATTTGCTTTTATCTCAAGAAATAGATATTGAATTAAATAAGTCTCAAATGAGATTTATCAATACTAAATATGGTAAGAATAATAAGTATAGAAAAGGATTTGAAGAATCTCAAAAGAGAATTGATGATCTCAGATCTTTAGTTAGAGAATATAAAGGACTTGTAACTTTTAAAGAAACTTTAGGAAATAAGTTTTTTGTGGATTCTTTCAGCTTACCTTCAGATTATCTTTATTTAGTAAATACTTTAACTAACTCTAATATAAATGAGAACTGTAAAAGAATAGAATATTTTCTTTCTGAGCCAGATCCAGTATTTTATTTTACAATGTCTTTAGATACATTTATATGTAATAATAATACATCTATTGCAGATTCAATTATAATGTATGAAGATAAAACTGATTTATCAAAAGGCGCAGCTGTATTATGGCAAAATACAAATGGTTATACATTTCCTGCAGATATAAACGCAGTTAGAGAAGATATACTAGCTAATCCAGGACCAGGATTTGATATTTATTGGGAACAGTATGGAGATCTAAATTATCAAGGACAATTTATTGTAATTCCAAATTCAAATACTTATTCATGGTTATATTGGGATGCTTCAGTTTCTCCGTTTACAGTAACAGAATTAGTTAATGTAGCTACAGGAGGAAGTCAATTACAAAGTAAAACTCCTTTTTATTCTTCTGCTTTTCTTAATAATAGAAGAATAACTACTGAACCTGGGAAAGCAAAAGAAGTAACAGCAAAAAGTACATTTGTACAACAAGATGATATATTTACATTATTAACAGACCCATTTAATACAACTAAGTACACAGATCCGTTATATACAATACGCGGAAATGCCTTAGACATATACACGAGTGATATATTTATAATAGACTCAGTGAAAATAACATATGTAAGAAAGCCGTCGAAGATTTCATTATCTTTGGGGGTTAGTTGTGAATTACCCGAACACTGTCATCAAGAGATAGTGGACATGACTGTGAGTAGTATACTTGAAGGGATCTCTGATCCACGGTATCAGTCTCATCAAATAGAGGTAAATAAGAACGAATAAATATTAATTTAAAAATTAGAAAAAATGGCAAGACATTTGTTAATTGGAGATGAGAGCGCGGTTGTATACTCTGCTGGAGTATTAGCCTTTGGTTCCATCGACATTCAAAAAGAATCTGCTGGTACTGGTGGTGCAACTTCTTTAGTTTTAGGAGACACTGTAGCAGCAGCAGATAGAATCAGAATTGTACAAGGTGATAGTACTGGTTCAGGTAGAAATATAGTTTCACCGTGGTTTTATGGTAGAGACGTAATTAATTGGAGTGGAGCGAGCTACGCAGGACAAGCGGCACATACTAGTTTAATTACTCCAACAGCTACTGAAGCAGCAGGAACTAAAGAAATAGAAGTTAAAATAGTAAGAACAGATTCAACTACTTATGAAGATTTTAAGTTTAGTGTAAGTCTTGTAGCTAGTTCTGCAGTTAATGCATCAGGTGCAGCAATTTTAGCAGCATATAATGCATTAACTAATATTCCAGATTGGTTGAATCCAACTTGTACAGGTGGTGCTCCAGCTGTAACATTTGTAGGACAACTGACAGGAGCTGTAGCTCAAAGTGGAAGAACTTACGATGAAAAACCAGCTATCTTTGAGGTAATGGTATCTGATAATCCAGATGTTTTAGGAGCTGCGGCTCTTCAAACATATCCTGCAACTAATGGTGTAATAGATGGTACACCTGGATACGGAGATGGTGAATTTATTAGAGATATGGAAGAGTCTCTTATGGGAATTAATTCTGGTTATTACAACAGAGTTCAATTACCTAAAGCTCCTAATACTAATGCAGTAGTAGGAACAAATTATGATGTTTGGAATATAGTAGCTACTAAAGATGGTAGTTCTAATTCTCAGATTCATGGTGTAGACAATCTTATAGATTTAAGTGTTGCAATTACTACCGGTTCAGGTGCTAATGCATTATCTTTTGAGAATAGAATGAACGCGTATTTAGGTAGTGTTGGCTTTGGGGCTGTAACACTGTAATTATTAACTTTTAAAAAATAAAAAAATGATAGTAGAAAAATTTACAGCGTATGCTGTATGGGATCTAACAAATGGAACAGATGCCGGAACTGCAAATACAACAATTACTCCTGCAGTTACAACTAAAATACCTGCTAATGCAGTAGTTACTGGCGTTTTAATGCTAGTTGATGTACCGTGTGCAGGTTCAAGTTCAACTTATACTGTACATGTTGGCACTGAAGCTATAACAGCTGCTGTAGCCGTAACTGCACTGGATGCAGATGATGATGTATATTCCACAGTATTACAAAAACGAATTGATGCTGGAGGAAATATCGGATTAGCAATGGATAGTTCAAACGCAGCTACAGCAGGTATTGTAAATATCTGGGTAGATTACGTTATGGCAGTACCTGAAAGAGCTTAATCTTATAATATAATGAGACTTATAGGGGGCATTAGTCCCCCTATCGGTCTTTTTTTTCTTAAACTTAAAAAAATTAAACTATGGCTTTAACAGTTGCAGCATCTAATACGTGCGAGCAGATCAATATCGTAGCTAATTATACCAGCGCTTCTACTAGCGTTGATTTAACATTTGGAGCTTTTAATGCTAGTGGTGCTAATATATTTAATATCACATCTCCAACTTTTACAGTAACTTCTAGTACTGGAGTTGTTAGTTATCCTTTACTAGTCTCTGACTTAGCATTATCTAATGGAGTTGTAACTATAGTCTCTTATATTAATGGGGCGGAAAAAGACAGAAAATCTGTATTACTAGGATGTGATATTGATTGTTGTTTAGCCAAATTGACTAATGAACTTATAGATTGTGCATGCGATTGTCCAAAATGTGCGTCTTCTTTAGCAAAAGCTCAAAAAATTATGTTACTATTAAAATCTGCAGAGTATTCATTAGCCCAATCAAATTTAAAACCTAATACCTTACAAACAGGATATATTACAGACGCGAATAATAAATATACAAAAGCAAGAGAAGTTTGTGACAATAGTTGCGGATGTAATTGCTAAAAAACTAATAATAAAATATGTTTAGATTATTTCCAATATTTTACGATATGGCAGAGGGAGCACCGTCAGGAGGTGGAGAAGGAGAACAAGGAGGATCAAGTGATGGTGGAGAATCACCATCAGGAGGAAGCAGTTCAGGAGGATCTTCTGGAAGTTCAGAATCAAGTAGTAGTACTGGAGAAACTACTCCTACATATGCCGTAAACCCAACATTAACTAGAAAGAAAGATACAGATATAGTTAAAGGTGACGGAGATAAATATTTAAAAAGTGTACCTTATAAAGGTAATCCTACTCAAAGTACACTTGGGAGTCACTCTAAAACTTTTGGATCTCCCCCTACTAAAAATGCATCTAGACATATACAACTTCATGCAGGACCTTATTTTGAAACTGGATTTTCTGATACAAAACTTAGAATTTGGGTTAATAAATATGTTAGTGCAGAAGACTGTAACACTCAATCTATAGTAACAGACAATTCTTTTGATTATGTAACAAGTATAGCTGATGTTACTCCTCCAAGGGCAGGAGCCCCTTATCATACGGGAGGTCAAAGTATGAATATGCAATTTTTTGGAGAAAATGCTAATGTTGGGATTGAGCAGTATGATACCAGTGGTTCACAAGCAGCTACTTTAGCATTAACTTCAGGTTCAGAACAAATAGTTGCTTCTAATAATTCAACTACTCAACTTTATATTGAATATGAAGGAGGAGTTGCACTTCCTTGGATGCCTTTTATGCGTAAAATTAAAGTTACGTGGGCTGGAGGATTTAATAAAACTTTTGATGTATTACTTCAAGGAGAATGGCATTCACAACTTGGAGGATTTAACCACTCCGGTAAACATAATGCAGTAAGAGCAGATGGATGTCAAGGTGATTGTACCGCTAATCACACACTCACTTCATTATCTGAAAATTACATAACATATAATGGAAATCAACATGCTAATTATGCATATGCAGGATTTTTTCAAGAAGTAATTGCTAACGGTTCTTATCAATTTCCTACTGGATATTTTCAAAATACTAGTTGGAATCAGTCTAGATATTATGATTTTAGTTTTGATTCTAATGGGTTACCGTATAACTTTAGTCAGACTGGAAATCAGTTATCTAATTATGGGGGAGAACAATATTATAGAGGTATTGTAGCTAATGTTAACAATTCATCTCATCCGTCTCAATCCTCTACTACTACTGTTATGGGTAATATGGTTTCGAGTCAAGGTTTAAACGCATATCAATATGCAGTTACTCAGTTACATTTACCTATCTATGGTCCAATAGCTCACGAGTTTGACCCTAGTACTGCAGGACAAGGATTTAGATTTGCTAATGTTCATGTATATTCTTATAATACTCCTGATTGTACAGCAGTTCCTCCAACACTTGCTTTTACTGCTTG